CAAACTATCACTGCCTTGACTGTAAGTGCTCCAGCAGGCTATACAATAGTTGGCACCGCCGTAACTACCATTGCGGCAAATGGAGCGCTAGTTTACAGGCTGGTAGGAACAGTTTTCTACAGAGTGGCTTAGCAGAAGCTAGAGCGGTGCGCGAAGCGCAGTAAGAGCGGGAAAGAAGAGCAACCTAATGGCAGATACCGATCAAATTAAAGAGCTTCTAGGTAGTGGTCTAAGCCACGAAGTTGTAGCTACTGCTGTAGGTTGCTCTCCTTCCTACATTTCTCAACTCATGGCAGAAGAAGATTTCTCTTCTGAAGTAGCTCTTCTACGCACCAGAGTTCTTACAGCTCAGAACACTAGAGACAGAGGGATAGACTCATTAGAAGATAGAGTGCTTTCTAAACTCGGAGAAGTTATCGACTATGTACATAAACCAATGGATCTTCTACGCTTCATGCAGGTGCTTAATGCTGCAAGGCGTCGAGGAGTTCCAGCACAAGAGTCTGTAGTAGTCAATCAACAGATAGTCAATCTACAAATTCCTACTAAAATCCTTCAACACTTTGCTACCAACCGCACAGGAGAAGTAATAGAAGTAGGGGACAAATCTGTAGTTACAATGCCAGCACAACAACTTCTGGGAACTCTAGCTGCTCAATCTACAGAGCATAAAGACCAGCAAACTTATGCTAGAATCAGCAACTATCTACCTCAGCTAAGCAGTGCAGCAGCTAAAGGAAAGAACTAAGAAGATGAGAGAGCTTCTTGAACCCCGTCTCCCTAAGTTAGGAGATGCGCGTTCCGAGCAACTTACAACACGCCAAAACTGCACTGATGAAGATATAAGAAAAGCTAAGATAATACTGGCTCGTCTCATGGAACGAGCTTCTCTAAGACAACAGCAGCAACAGCAGCAATAGCAACAATAGCAGAATTAAAATGGTATATTCCAGCTATGCTCCAAGAGGCTCTGCTGACTGGGTCAGTAAACTAGGCTTAGAAGAAGAACTTAAAGCTTCTCTAGGCGAGAGCAAGTCTTCAGAGCTTATTGAAGATAGACTAGAAGAAGCTACTTTCTCCTCAGATCAAGTTAGAGAACTAGCTCGTTTTGACTTAGACTGGCTAGCTGCATTAGCTATGCCGGATATTTTTGTTCATAACTTCCCTCCTATTCTCAAAGCTGCCTGGCAACTGCTTCTGCAAAGTGTAGAAGATGGAGAAAACTCAGCTACAGGTAACAGCTTCCCTCAAATCGCTCTAGGAATACCACGCGGACACGCTAAAACTACTTTAGTAAAACTCTTCTGTCTCTGGTGCGTGCTTTTCAGTAATAAGCGCTTCATTCTCATTTCTGCTTCTACAGGCAAACTAGCTGAGAATATCCTAGCTGATATCATGGATATGCTGTCTGAGCCCAACATTATTAAGGTCTTCGGAAACTGGAAAACAGGAGCGTTAGAAACTAATCGTCAAGATCTCAAGAAGTTTGGCTTCAGGGGAAGACCGATTATTCTAGCCTGTCTTGGTGCTGAAGGAGCCATGCGCGGAATGAACATCAAGAATGAGCGTCCTGATGTTATCGTCTTTGAAGATATTCAAACTAAAGAATGTTCCGAGTCACAAGTTCAAAGCTCCTCTTTAGAGCGTTGGATGGTTGGAACAGCAATGAAAGCTAAAAGTCCTAAAGGCTGCATGTTCATTTTTTCAGGCAACATGTATCCAGGTCCAAACAGCCTTCTCAAGAAACTTAAAACTAATCCGACATGGATTAAGTTCATAAGTGGCGCCATTCTCCAAGATGGAACCGCTCTCTGGCCAGAGTTACGAAACTTAAACTCTCTCATCGCAGAGTTAGATAACGACATTGCTATGGGTCATCCTGAGATCTTCTTCTCAGAGGTCCTAAACGACACTGAAGCAGGCATCAATACTTCTACTGATCTAGCGCAAATACGTAAATGGCCCTGGAATGAATACGAGCTTCCTCAAGGCAAGTTCATTATCATAGATCCAAGCAGCAATAAAGTTGGCGGAGATGACTGCGCTATAGGCTACTTTGAAGTCTTCGATGGAGTTCCAGCACTAAAGACTTTAATAGAAGAAAATCTCTCTCCAGGCAACACTATTCTACGAGCCTTACTTATGGCTCTGCAATACAATGTGCGCGCGATAGCTGTAGAGTCCACAGCTTATCAGTTCTCGCTGCTTTACTGGTTCGATATTACAGCTAAGAAATATGGCCTTACAGGCTTCAGATTTTTAGAAGTCTACACAGGTAACTATAGCAAGAATGCCCGCATCACACTCATGCTCAAGATGTTAACTTCAGGAGAGATCATTATTCACGACGCTGTGCGAGCAGGAGTTATGCACCAGATTGTTAACTGGAATCCGCTTAAAAGAGACAACGTCGATGGAATACTTGATCTTCTGACTTACGCTCCTAAAGTCTTAGAGCTCTATGGCTACGCTGTAGCTACAGATGCAGAAGACTTCATGGATGAGAGTTCAGTGGCTAAAGTAGTAGAGTTTAATTCTAGTTTTTAATAGAAAGCGTCTGGAGACAACTTAAATGTCCGGAACAACAGCAGAAACACTAAAGACTTCACAGGAGCAAGCTGTAATTAGCTTCTGCAGAACTGCACAAGAAGCTGTAATGAGCCAGTTTTCCATTCGCTCAGCATTAGAAGACATTGATCGCTCTTATATGCGAGAGAAAGACTACACTTCTGAGCAATGGAAAGCTAGAATTGCCAATATGAATGGCGACTCGCTGAAGCTACAGAATGTAGTAATGCCAGTAGTAATGCCGCAAGTTGAAGCAGCTCTAGGCTACCTGATAAATGTCTTTCTTACTGGCTATCCTATTTTCGGTGTTGTAGGAGATCCTCTAACTTCTGATGCTGCTGAAATGATAGAAGCAGTAGTAGCTGAAAACAGTGTTACATCTGGCTGGGCTAGACAGCTTCTTATGTTCTTCAGAGATGGACTTAAGTATAATTTCCATGGAATTGAATGCACCTGGGAGCAAAGAACAGTCTACAATATAGAGACAGATGTAACGCGCCCGAATTCAGCAAAGCCTAAAAGTGTTCTTTGGCATGGAAACGTATTAAAGAGAATGGATCCATACAACACTTTCTTCGATCCAAGAGTTCATCCAGCAGATATACATTCTCAAGCAGAGTTTGTAGGCTACAACGAGATCCTTGGCAGAACCGCGTTCAAGAGCTACATGAATGATCTTACCAACACTATTCATACCAGTCTCATTACACGAGCTTTAGAGTCTCAGAATGCTTCTGCAGGCAACTTAGTAACAACCAACAATCCCTACGGCTTCTATGTTCCTTCCATAAATCCATTTCCAATCTTAGATCGTAACATGGTGCGTAATCTAGATTGGATGGCTTGGGCTCAAGGCTTAGATTATTCACGCTCCATTAATATGAGCTACAGCAACTCTTACATCCGCACAACTCTCTATGCCAGGATTATTCCTTCAGATTTCGGTCTTTCAGTTCCAGAGCGCAATACTCCACAAGTCTGGAAATTTGTAATCATCAATGGTCAGGTAGTTATCTTAGCCGAGCGCCAAACTAATGTGCACAATTTCATTCCAGTCTTCTTCGGGCAGCCTATGGAAGATGGCTTAGATCTTCAAACTAAGAGCTTCGCTTCCAATGTTATGCCGATGCAAGATGTAGCGTCAGCTCTTTGGAACGGCTTCATAGCTTCTAAGCGTCGCTTAGTTACAGATCGCGTTCTCTACGATCCTCTCAGGATCCGGGCTGCTGATATTAACTCTGATAATCCTTCAGCTAAGATCCCAGTCCGCAACAGCGCTTACGGAAAGAATGTATCTGAAGCTGTCTATGCCTTTCCTTTCCGGGATGATCAAGCTAATTCTCTGCTAACTGGAGCAGAGTTAATCAACAAGATGGCTAATCTTATTAACGGTCAAAATCCAGCTGCTCAAGGTCAGTTTGTAAAAGGCAACAAGACACTTAGAGAATACGAAGATACTATGGGGCATGGAAACAGTCGTAATCAAGCTATGGCTTTAACTACTGAGTCTCAAGTCTTTGTTCCTCTCAAGGAAGTCTTCAAGCTCAACATTCTACAGTATCAAGCTGATGGTGCTGTAACTATGCCGTATACTGGGAAACAGGTTATGATCTCCCAGAAGACTCTTAGAGAAACAGCAGTTCAATTCAAGATCTCCGATGGAATACTTCCTGCTGAAAAACTCATGAACGGAGATGAGTTTATGACTGCACTTCAAGTTATAGGCTCTTCTCCTCAAATTGGAGCTGCTTATAATGTTTCTCAGCTCTTTACTTATCTCATGAAACAACGAGGCGCAGATCTTAAGCCCTTCGAAAAGACTCCAGAACAAATGCAATATGATCAAGCATTAGCTGCATGGAGTCAGGCTGCACAATTGAGTATAGAGAAAGGAGTGGAGTTTAAGCAGCCTCAACCTCAACCTCCACCGCCATCTCCAGCACAACAAGGCCAACTGTCTCCAGCAGCAGTTGGAAGACAATCTACACAAGGAGCTTCAGGAGTTTCTACACAACAGCAGCAGGATCCTAGAATGCAAGCTTCAGCGCAAGCGCCAGCTACTAGTGGTGGTCCGCAACAAGCAACTAGTGGTCCGCAACAGCAACAAGCTCCAGGGAACGCGCCAACGCAAGCTTCAGGTCGTCAAGCTCCAGGAGCCGCGCCACAACGCTAAAGGAACTCAGACTAAAGGAACCCAACAATGCCAAGAATGGAAGAAACAGAATACACTACTTACATCTTTGCAGATGTAATAGAAACAGCAAATGCCGCTTACTTAAGCGAACTCAACAGACTGCATGTTCAAAACTGTCTTGCAGGCTATGCTAGAGATAAGGTAAATCTTCCCTATAATCCTGTAGAGCCACATTCATTTACTATGGCTCATGAATACATGCGAGGAGCTATGGAAGCGTTGAAGTATCTTCTGGCTACTCATGAAGCAGCTAGAACCAGCATACAAGAACTAGAAAATCTCCAGGTAATACGCGGCGGCTAGAAGCAACAGCTAAAAGGAGTTACTTAAATGTCCGGTGTCATGAATGCCTTCCGCAACATGATTGGTGTAGGTGCTCAGCCTCAGCAGTTTCAACCACAAGATCCAGCTGCTTCTGCTGCTGCTTCTTCTGCCTCACATGTTGAAGCTAATCCTACTATTCCTAACTCCAATACTCCACAATCTGATGGTAGCACCGGGGCTATTCCTGCTGCTGGAACAGGAGATAAATCACCTCTGGAAGCTTACAAGGATCTATTCCAAACTGATCCTAATGCAAAAGCTCCTGTATCAGCAACTCCCAACCTCAATGTTGATCCAGCTAAGCTACTAGAAGCATCAAAGCAATTAGACTTCGTAAAAGGCATTGATCCTGAAATCCTGCGTAAAGCAACTTCAGGTGATATTGAAGCATTATCAGCAGCAATCAATGCTGCGGGACAACAAGGTTTCGCTCACAACACTAATGTGATGACTTCAGTTGTTCAGCGAGCATTAGAGGTTCAAGCTGCGAAATTCAAAGAAGAAATTATTCCGGAGCTTCTTAGAAATCATGAAGCTCGAAGTGGACTAAGAAACGAAAATCCAGTCTACTCAGATCCTGCTGTAGCTCCAGTTCTAGGAATGATTGAGAGTTCCTTAACTGCGAAGTTTCCTACAGCTACTCCACAACAACTTAAGCAACATGCACAGACCTATGTTGATGGTCTGTTGCAAACTCTTGCTGGTTCCAGTGGTTATGATCTTACAAAAAAGCCAGTTCAAACTCCAGGCAGCACTCAGGAAAGTGCCAAGGAAACTGACTGGATGGCTTACATGAATAGCTAGTTGCTCGTAACGAGCTCCCTCTAACTAAGGAACACTTCTAATGGCTCTCGCCCGTCCTCTTGTTAATCGCGGTGACATTACTGCGAGCTTCGTCTATCCTGGAGATCTGTTGTCTGGTGGCGAGAGTCTTTCTTCCATCACTACAGTAGGTGCAGGAACTTGGATTGGAGCAGCTATTGCTACTGGTATCATTACTCGCACTGGTCCAGGAGGTGGCTACATTGATACCACTGATACAGCTGCTAACATTCTTACAGCGCTGCGAGGTAATGCACAGAATTCAGTAGTAGTTCCTGGAACGAGCTTCAGGCTTCTTTTCCAGAACACTGTAGCCTTCGCTCTTACCTGGGCTGCTGGAACAGGAGTTATTGCAGGCACAGGCACATTGAATGTTGCGGCCTCTCTAACTCGCGAGTATCTAGTAACAGTTCTGAATGGCGAGCTTCCAGTAACTCTGCAGGCTAATACTACCAACGCCAGTGCTGTAGTTACTTTTGTCTTTCCAACCAATGTTGTAGCCTATCCTATCTATCCTGGCAATCCTCCAGCTGTAGTTATTACTCCTGGAATGCAGGTATCTGGAACAGGTATCACAGCAGGAACTACAGTTCTGGGGCTAACTCTAGGACAGAGTGGATTGACAGGCATTACTCTTAGTGCCAACGCTACAGCTACTTCAGCTGCTGGTGGCACTTCACTAACTTTCGGTCCTTCAATTAAGTTTGATGGACTTCGTTCTACAACTCTCTAAGCTCTAGGCTTCTTCAGCTTCTCCAGCTTCTAGGA